TTGCTGTTCCGCGTGCCATAAGCATCATGCGCTCTTCCATCAACATTGTTGCGTAGAGAGTTGATGTTGATGACAACTGGCGGAGATCTTGGTAACCAAGACCTGAGAAGTTAGCATCAAATGTAACGCTGTCAGATAGTGAGTATGAGTTGTAAGGCAGGATTAAATCTTGCGCAGCATAACTGATAATTGGTCCACGCTCGTAATTGATAGAACCAAAAGTTGCAGTTGAACTCTGCGTGATACCTGGCCATAGGTTGCCAACTCCACCAGTTCCTGTACCTGTGTAGCCGAGGATCTGCTTCTGACGATGGCTAGTGCCTACGCCTTTCTTGCGAGGGATACGGTTACGGAGAGGTGTTGGGCGTGGTGTAAGCAACTTAGCAGGTGCTTCAAGATCGAAGGCTGCAAAAGATGTTGAAAGTGGAGATGTAAGGGTGATGTCCTTCTGCATATCCTGCATAGCAAGGCGCTGTGCAGCAAGTGCGTTTTGAAGGCCCGCTGATACATCAGGAGATAGAGACTTGTTTGCTACAAGTGCTTCGATCTGCGCTGCTGGATCTGCAAGAGGTGCTTGTCCTGGAACTGTAGATGCGCTTGATAGAGACTTGCCAAGTTCGGCTGTGTACTCTTCCATGCGTTCTGCGGCTTCGCGTGGACTTGCATCACCGAATAGGTCTGTGACCTTAGGTGTTGATAATGTCATTGCTTATCCTTTGATTAGTAGTTAGTTGTTATCGCTGTCGGATGCTTTGGAGTAAAACTCCTCGGCCAAAATCTTGTAACCCTTGGCGAGAACTGGGTCTGTTGTTGCGTTTGCTTTCGCTTTGTAAATGGCAGCCTTTGTAATGTTGTCATTGATCTTGGTAGACAATGGTCGAACAGTACGGCTTGGACCGCCAGCCACGGCGAGAGACTTGGCAATTGCTAACTCAGACTCAAGAACTACCGACTTCTCTAGTGCGACCTCTTTTGCCGCGACTAATGAAGTGATCTCTGCTCGAAGTGACTCAGTTGCGCTCTTTACCACCTGCTCTACGATGGCTTCAACATCTGCTGCATCAACTTCCGTTGGTGCTTCAGAATTCTCTGTTACTGCCTCTTCAACTGGGGCTTCTGCAGGGGTCTCTTCGACTGCTGCTTCCTCTGTTGGGGCTTCTACCGCTTCGTCTGCTTCTGCTGACTTAGGGGTTTCACCTGGCGCATACATTTCTGCGGTGGTGACATGGGATGGCTTTGCGATGTTCGCAAAATCGTTAGTTGTTTTTAATCCGTGATCGCTGCCAGGTTGGTTGCATCCGCACTCTAGGCACTTAGCAATGTCAGCAGACTTTTCTGCGCTCATGTACTTGTCCCAGCAAGCCTTAGAAGCGTCATCATCCATGCCCGCTTCTTTACAACGCTTTAGAAAGTCAGGCTTTGACTCATCCTTGGCTGGCTTCATTTCTTTATCCGATCCAGCGGCGCGTTCGATAATTGTCTCTTCTTCCATGACTTCTCCCTCTGCTTCCTCTCCTTCATACCATGCATGGAGATGCATAACGGCTTCTAGAAGGTGACCGATTGATTGTATTTCATTGTGACCTTCACGCATTTCTCCTGCTTCGATTTGGATCAAATTGGCAAGTGCTTCGCGTGCGGCTTCGTACTGTACTTTGTCAAACTTTAGCAGTTCACCTATGGCCTCAACAGGTAATTCAACGGTTGTATCTTTCATTGAGGCATCCTCCGATTTGGTTAGAGAGTATAAGTGTAGGGCAGATTGTAATGCTTTGCGGAGTTCCGCATCGGTTGCTTTGGTCTTTACTTTTCTGAAGCCTTTTTCTACTTGATCGGCTAAGTCTTTTAAGCCTTGCTTTGCCGCATTGTATTTTGGCTCTCCATCAAGAGCGCTCGCTGCGCTTCTCAGTGAACTTGCAGCCGCTCTTTCGTTACCTCGAGCGATGTGATCGCGGGCATCGGTTGTGCGGTTAAACGCATCCTCGCGCTGCTGCGCTGCATCCATAACTCGTGGGTTTGCAGTTGGCTTTGGCCCAGCGCTTCGGACAATATCTTTGTAAGCATCATCTACGCGATCCTCCGCGCTTGTGATTGCTGCGTTTACAACTTTCTTAGGAGTCTTTGGGCCGCTTGGTTTTGCACCAGCATCTCCCGAAGCGGCTTCGCCTCCTCCGCCCCCGCCTCCACCAGCCGCCGCAGCAGGTGCGCCCATACCGCCAGCGCTTCCACCGCCTCGGCCATGTGATGATTGATCGTGACCTGGGTGTTTGATAATGTCTTCGCTTAACTCTTCAACTTGGATCAGGCTCGACTCGCCATCCACACTCTTGGCAAGAACCAATTGGCAGTTAGGGTTTGCAGGGCGATCAACAAGTGAAACTTCAACAATCTGTCCGTCAATGATGCGACCGTTTACAGCCTTGGTGTCGCGCACAACGCGTGGAGATTTGATGCCGATCGAGAAGCCTCGCAGGACTCCCGCATCGACTTTCTTTACGCTTACTGGATCAACAACATGGGCCATGATGTAATGGCCGTCTGCTTTTGCTTCATATTCTTTAGCAACACCTGCAGCGATACTTGAGTGTTGTTCACGGATGTTTCCACCTGACTTAAACCAGGCTGGCATTGCACGATCCAACCAAGCAGCGTCACAAATCTGCTGATCAATGTCAACTGAGTCGTCTGTTGCCTTGCCGTAAACCATAAGAGTTCCGTCAGGCTGCTTGTCTGACTTCTCAATGCTGAAATACGATGTGGTTAAATCTTGGGACATTGTATGCCTCTCTTAAATGCCTGAGTAAACAACTGTAACAGCACCAGCAGCAGTTCCTGCGGATGAGATCGCGTAAAGAACATCACCTGAGTGAAGCCAAATTGTGAAAACTGTACCTGCTGTAATAACTGTTCCTTTTGTAGCGCCTGAAACAGCGATTGTCTCATCACCAATAAAGATGCTTGCTGAGTCACCGTTGCAGATTTGAACGGCGGTGTAAGGAAGTCCTGAAGGAAGTGCAACAACTTCTGTTGCGAAAGTTTTAACTGTTACATTGCTATGAACTACTGCCATGTTAATCCTCTATCTATTCGGAAGGCTAGGTGCATTACTTTAGCAGTTTTACCGAGAAGGGATAGGCACTAATGCCACGCCTTCAGGAATATCTACGCCAAAGTCAGGGATCACAGGCAACAATGCGCAGCGACAATTTGGATGTGCTGGCGGTTGCGTGTGGCCCGAGTTAAAGGTTCCACCGATCGCCACGACTTGGTTGGCGTTCTGCGCACAAATAGGACAAGGATCAGAAACCTCCCATTCCATCTCGGGGATCTGCATCTCTCGGTAGCGGTTGATCGTTGCAGCCGACATTGCTCGGTTCTGTTCGGTGACCGCAATCGTTAAAGCCCGATGTGAGGTTGCCACATTGCGCCTGATCAACTTGGCCGCTTGGTTTGCAGAAAGGCCCTGCTCTAAAGCATCGGCGATCGAGTTGCCAATGTCATTTACTGTTGTGTTGGTTAGTTCTTTCAGGGTGATACCAAAGGACTCTAGGAAGCGTTGGAAGGCTCGAGTTGGCCGAAGCAAAAGGGCTGCGGCATCATCGCCTGGGTTCCAAAGTGACCAGTCAATAAGATCATCCTCGGCTGCCTTGTTTGCTTCTTTGGCCTTGGCAATTGTTTCATCTGCTGCGGCCACGCCAGTAACCCAGCCTTCGGCATAAACCCGCTCAAGCACACCCATCAAAGCCATCATGTTTACCCGAACATTCAACATCACCCAGGCACGCGCTCGCGCACGATCCTGAGAACGATTGTCTGAAAGGTTAGGTTGCGTTAAAAGATAACTCTCGAACACGCGTTTGAATTCTGCCGTTTGTGCTAACGCTGCTCTGATCTTTACCGCGCTTTTGGCCGCCATTCGCCCATCGGCCTGGAGAGGCCCCCACTTCATGACAAGTAAGCCTTGGCGAGTGCCTTTGCGCTTTCGAGATCGCCTTCGTAGGCGCAACGGTTCAAAGCATCGCCCACGATCGGATCGAGTGTCTTGAATTCAAAGAGGCGAGCGCGTTTGCCCTTGTTTGCCCACTTCATGAAAGCCTTAACTTCGTTCTTGGTTTCGTTTTCGATCTCTTCCTCTTCAAGAACAGTCGGTTCCTTGTCGGGCTTCTCGCCGATCTCGGTAACTGGTGCAACTGCTTCTGCGTTAGGTCCTGCCAAAGCGGGTGCTGTTGAAGCCGTAGCCGCATCGATGATCCCGTCAGGGCTGAAAAGGAATGTGCTGGCCCCTGCCATCAAGATCGGCATGTCAGCCTGTGGTGTATCAAGAAGCGGAAGGCCCAATTCAGAGCGGCGTTCGTTGATTGTCTTACCACCGCTTGTGATTTCAATTTGGTTCTTGCGAGCGTTCGACTCGTTGTCCAGGCGCTTTGAAGTCATCAATCTAAACTCCAACTCGCGTGGCATACCAAGGTATGTGTAAGAAATGTTGGTCAGCATCTTGCTGATCCAGTTAACCAAAGGTTGCGTTCCGATGGCTTCGGCGCTTTCTGATTGTCCTTCTGAAAAGCCTGCCCCGCCTAATCCGCCCTTTGGGGAGAAGCCGATCTCGGAAGGTTGCACACCGTAATGACCGCAAATGGATGTGATCAAATAGTCGTCAAGAGTGTCTTTGAACTTCTCACCGTATGCATCAAACTGCACAGGGGTCATACCTGCTGGCAATAAACGCAGACGCTTGCGTTGTTCTGTTTGACCTGATAGATCATCGTTGAAAATATTCTCGTAGGCACGCAAAAGATCAGGGTTAGTTCCCCAGTTCTCATCCGTTGTAAACATCAACTCAGGCATAACGCCATCTGTGTATTCGGCTCTGATCCATTGCTGACGGCGAAGGTAAATGTCGGCCAAAGGTAGCGCTCGCTCTGTTGGGCTGAAACCATAAGCCGAAGTTGTGCGGCGGTTGCGGATCAAATACTGCAAATCGTCAGATGTAAATTCACCATCGGCCTGTGGATCATCATCGTTGGCCGTAAACTCTGCACGAGGGAAGCCATAAAGGATCTGTTGGTAGGCCGCGTTGGGAGCCATAGGGCGCATTCCACGATCATCTAGAAGTGGCTTGATTGTTCCGCCATCCAAGATCTGAAGTCCGTAAAGATCGCCACCGACAGAACGCTGTGGCCAAATAGCCCAGGCATCAATTACAAGTATCTCTTCAAGTGCAACCATTAACCAGTCAGAGAAGGTTAGACCGTTTGCGCGGTCAGGGTTCTCCCAAAATGCACGCAGACGAGCAATCTCATCGGTGTATTTCTCACGCGCTTTGGCCATAGCCCGCACATGATCGCCACCCGAACTTGCTGCAATCTTTTCTGAAGCATCTGTGCCAAGGGTGATGTCCCAGTCAAGGCCCGTGACCTTGTTCTTGATCACTTCAATACAACGGCGCAGAATGTCGATCTGATCAGCAGAAGCACGCAGGGTTTTGAATGGAACCAGGCGGGTTTCTGTGATGTTGATGTTCTGTGCAACTTGGAATTCATAACGGCGTGGATCAGGGCGGCCATCCTCACGAACTGGGTTGATCGCGCCAGGAGTGATGGGGCTGCCAGGGCCAAATGGAACACCTGCGAGCCAAGGGTTGCGTGGAAGCGGAGTGGAGTTGCCGTAGTTCTGCGCAATCTGATTAAGCGCATTCGTACGCATCTCTTGTTCAGTCATTGTCACCGCACCTGCGGGCAGGTTTGGCTTCTTTTCAACTTCACCTTGCAGTAGTGCCTTTGCGATACGGTCTCTTAGACCCATGTGTATCTCCTTTTACTGCTTAAGCGTGAACTACAACTCTGTATTGGTTTAGGGTTGGAGCCACGGAGAACAACAGGGTGATTGTGTTAGTTGTCGCGTGGTTGACATCGCAAATGACTTCAGCGTAAGAACCGCTGCCTTCATAAACGCTAACGATCACATCTCTTGTTCCGAGGTTGTGTGTGATTGTGTAAGAAGTTGCTGAACCATCACCGACATTTGTCGCGTACTTGGAAACAACAACGCTTGAGTCAATTGCTACTGTGTTTGTGAGGACCGAGATACCGTTACCAGCACCCACTGCCAAATCTGATGAAACATTGAGTCCTGAAGTTGTAGCAAGTTTGATCGCTGCACCGTTTGAACTTGTCTGTAGACCCTTGCCGCTTTCAGGGGCAAAAGAGAAAACAGAACCGTTGAGAACTACGCCGTTGTTGGCTGTGTAAGTTCCCGCGCCTGAGAATTGTGTCCAGGTGATGTTAGTTACGCCAAGAGTTACTGGCGCATTGTTGGTACATACCCAGCCTGTATCCGCGTTAACTGTTCCTTGTTCCACAAACACATAAGCACTTGGGAATTCTGAGCCAGCGTTCATGTCTGCGGATAGAGTAGGTGCGCCTGATGCGGCTACTACATAAATACCGTTGGCTGTTGCATCTGTTTGGTTCTTAATAAGAATGCGGTCGCCAGTAACAAGCGTTACGCCGTCAACGACAGAGCCGTTATCAAAAGCAGTAGCCAATGTGCCGTCAGTTGTTGTTGCCGCTACAACAGAAGCCTTTGTATCCAAGCCTTGCGCAACTGAATCTACATAACCTTTATTGGCTGCATCTGTATCCGCTGTCGGAGTAGCAAGAGAAGTAATCTTAAAGCCCGCAAAAGAAATGTCGGCCGTTGGAATAAATGCGTGTGTGTGATCCTCTTTAGAAGGTGTGCTTGCCGATCCAGCAGAACCAGTTGCGTTGGCAACATTGGCAGGGGTTGCAGTTCCAAGTGCGGGTGTTCCGTGTGTGTGATCGGCGCGTGCGTAATCAGTTGATGATCCGTTGCCGCTCGATGCACCGTAAGAAGTCTGCGCTGTGACAGTTCCAAACTGATTAGTTTGCGCCCAGGCTGATCCGTTGGAATAATAGAAAAGATAATTGTCTGTTGCGTAGTAAATGGTTCCTGAGTCAACAGTTGCGGCAGCAGGGCGTGCAGAAAGCAGTCCTGAAATGATTGCGTTGCCCGCTACTTCCCAACGAGTGCCGTTGTAGATGTAGAGTTGATTATCGGTTGTGTTGTAGTAAACCTGTCCTGCTAAAGGTGTCGCTGGCGCTGTAGCAAGGTTCTGAATTACGGCATTCTGTAATTCGTTCTTGTTAAGGTCAATCGAAACTAGAAACTTACGGGCCATTTATTTCTCCTAGATCACATAGGCAGTGCCTGTGAAAGCACTGGTAAAGGTTATCACCATTTGACTCTTGCTCGGGTAAGAAAAGGTGCCTTCGCATTGTGTTCCAGCAGAGTCAAGAACAACCGCTGTTGGTTCACCGTTTAGATTGTGGTTAATAGTCCACACCGCGCTTGCGACTGCTTGTGTGTGAACATAGAAAATCTCTCCACCACCTGGGCCTTGCGGTCCTGGGGATGAAATAACAACCGTTGGGATAATCGGTTGAATGATTACTGCATCATCGCTCATCGTGTTACCTCCGCTGATACTACAACTTGGCCTTGCGCCAAACGATAAACAATGCCGCCTGTAGAAGTTATCTCGATGTCATAGTAGTAGGTTCCAGCAACAATTGCTCGTGTTTGCGTGGCCGTGGCTTCAACAACCACCGTTCCATCGGTAGGCGTTGGGATCGTGATGCCGTTGCCGCCTGTGGCCAAAGATAAAACCGCCGTTGGGCTTTCAGGAAGGGATCGGATCTGCAAAGCCGCTGTGTATCCAGTCAGGTTGATCGGGACTGTGGCAAGACCGCCCGAGATGTAGGTTCCTGTTGCAGGATTGGTCACTGTGAAATTTGTGGTTGTTCTTGTCGCGATCGTTGCGCCTTGAAAGTTGTATTGCGATGGTAGGACACCATCAATGCTGACGGTTTGACCACCTGTGAAGTTGTTAGCCGCTGTAAAAGTTACGGTTGTGCCGTTGCCCGTGATGTTTGTGATCGTTGCGGGTTGTTTATACTGAAAGTTGATGAACCAGTTAGCGCCTTGGTTGATTACGGTGTTATAAACGACAGACATTTCACTCCTTGGCCACTTCGGTTTGAGTAGGTTCAATCATAGCGGTTCCACACTTAGAACAATGCGACATTGCCTTTGGCATTGGCAATCCGCAACCAGGACAGAAGTTTGCGAGCGCTCCAAAGTATGACGAGATGCTGGCCCTTCCAAGTAGATCAGAGAAAGCCTGAACCAACGCATCAATACGATCAGGGGACTTTGCGTCTTGCGGTGTCCAAATTGTCATCTGATCCTCGAGCAAGGGAAACTCACCAATGTGGTGAATGCGGCCCTGCTCATACATTGCAGCAACTGGTTCTGCACGCAGACGCTTTCCAACATGGGCGCGGATTTCACGAATGGGTAAGCCTAAGCGCACCTGCTTTAACACAGCGCTAACCATGTCGCCGCCTTGGTTGACTTCAACCAAAATGCTGTCGGCTTTCCATTCATCAAAGACCGCCACGGCTTTACTAGCCCAGTCGAGCGGTGATCCACGGAATGAATAGTCGCCGAGAACATAACCGTGGCCGTTGGCATCCGATCCGCACACGATAATTCCTGTCTCATCGCTTTCATCGGTATTAGTTACAGCAGGATCAATAGAAACAATGATGCGAGATAAAGGTGGGGCTTTGGGAAGGCGAGCGCGTTCGATCAGGCCCTTGGTCCATAGTGCGCCTTCAACATCCTCGAGGATTTCCCCGTATAACTCCTGGCGGCCCAGGCGTGTGCCGTTGTATCGGGCCTGAAGTTCAAGCAGGGCGGCTGGGGCAAGGTTGGCTGCGTTATCAAAGGTTGAGCCGCGTGTGACCACGACAGAGCCGTCTTTGCGGCCCGCTAAGGCCCGAATGAGGGGCGTTGGCTTGGGGGTGGTGGTAACGATCACTCTCGGATGTTCGCCCAGGCGCAGCCCAAACTGTAATTGATCCCAAGAGTCGGAATATCGGTAAGAGGCCAACTCATCGCACCAGGCTCCATGATGTTGCGGGCCACGGAAGCGCTCGGGTTCGTCAGCAGAGAAAAGTTTAATGCGGGAACCGTTGTTGAGAATGATCTCACCGTTGTTGCGGTTCCAAGTCTTGAGCATTCGGTATCTACGCAGAACGCCTAGAATTCCTGATTGGCCCTCGGCGCAAGTATCTCGAGCGTCACCGAATGTCGGGGCTACTATCGCCCAACGCGTCATCGGGTTTTGGATCGCTTCCCAAGCCAACCACTCCGCTGCCGTTCTCGTCTTGCCCGCTCCGCGCCCCGCCATGTAAAGCCAGGTCTTCCAACCGCCCTGGGGTGGCAATTGTTCCGATCTCGCCTGTTCCACTTTCCACTTCCAACGGCTCGCTGCTATCCACTCCTCGGAGGATATTGACGATGCGTTCGATGTCTCCGTCAATGTCACGATTTCCGTCATAATTCACCACCTCTGCTTGAATACGCTGTGGAGCGTCTATACCCACCAATCTTGCCCTTCTTTCCATCAATCGGACAATCGTGCCAATAGCGCGATCATCGCCTTTCATAGCCCTGGGCCATAAAGCGACCTGCATCCGATCCAAACGGTCCAACTCTTGCCAGCGAAACTCCTCGGGCGCTTGGGGAACATTACGCGTCATAATCCGTTCAAGCGCTCGCTGCGCACCTGACGGTGTTGCGTAACCGACCTCTTCGGCTATGCGTTGGAAAGTAAAACCTGCCCTGCGAAGTTCCAGGACCTTCAGTTCTTTGGCTTCAAGTTCCGCAGCCTTCTCCTCGGCTGTCTGTTGGGGTTCTTGGATCACCTCAATTGTAATCTTTTGCTTATCCTCCTCCATCTTTTGCTCAATTTCCAGGCAAAAGTTCTGCTGTTTTACCCGTAAACTTTTCCCATCTCGCTAAGATTACATCGCAGTATTGCGGGTCCAACTCGACCATTCGGCACTTGCGGTTGGTCTGTTCGCAAGCGATAAGTGTGCTACCTGAACCCCCAAAAGAGTCCAATACGATGTTGCCTGGCTTTGATGAATTGACGATTGATTTCTGCACCAGTTCGATTGGCTTCATCGTTGGGTGAAGTTCGGATCGCGCTGGGCGTTGGATTTCCCAAAGGTCGGACTGCTTTCGATCCTCCACAGGGCTTAAGCGTGCCGAGTCTGCGTTCCAGCCATACCAAATCGGCTCATATTGCGTGTGGTAATCCTTGCGAGATAGAACCAAGCGATCCTTGGCCCAAATCACGGTGCTGCTCCAATGAAAGCCAACCTCACGCAGTTGCTTATCTATAACTGGCCATTCTTGGGCGGACATAACCAGGTAGATCGGTGCGCCTGGCTCGCTGTAATCTTTCAGGGTTGCGCAAAATTGCTCTACGAATTCCTCCCATTGGCCTTCGTTCATGTGGTCATTCATGATCGTGCGAACTTTCCAGCCCTGGACATTGTCGTTATCAATCCCGCCGTAGTTCACATTCCACGGTGGATCGGTCCAAATAAGGTGCGCCTTTTCATCCCCCATCAAGCGTGTGAAGGTTGCTTCCTCAGTGGAGTCTCCGCAATAAAGCAAGTGATCGCCCAACTTCCACAGTTGACCCAGTTTGGTTCGGTGTTCAACTTCCTCAATCGATGGCGCATCGTCAGGTTCAGGTTGGATTTCAGGCTCAGGCAATTCAAAGCCAAGCGCTTCAATATCAAAGTCCACATCGATAAGTTCCAGGAGTTGCTGTGCCAGGACATTTTCATCCCATTCAGCCAACTCAGCGGTGCGGTTATCGGCTAAAGCGTAAGCACGAGCGGTATTTAGATCCCAGTCGGCAGGTGTAACAGTTACATCAATGTGATCCCAACCTAGGCTTTTGGCCGCTTCCATCGTTCCGTTGCCCGCAAGCACAAATCCCTCGCTGGTGATTACGATCGGTTTGCGCTGGCCAAACTTTGTCAGGCTTGCTTTGATCGCATCCAGGTTCTTTTGAGAATGTAGGCGTGCGTTGCGTGGGTCCAGTTGTAAATCTGCTATAAGCCTTCTCGTTACTTCCATCGCTCGCCTTCTTACTTAGTTAAATTGATCCTTGCGTCAAGTAAATCATCAATGCTGCTCAATAGTAATTCTTTCTTTTGATGAGATAAGCGATTGCCGTAACGATCTACAAGCATCTCTCTAATGTTGCGCAGCGCCTCATCGATCTCCGCAACTGTCACTTCTCCTTCAATAACAATCATGGTCTTGATACTACTATTCGATAGACCTTTTTCGTCTTTCCGCGAGCGCGACCACATCCTGTTCAAGATAATAGACATTGCGCCCGACTTTCTGCACCCATACGAGTTGCTTTCGATGTTGTAACTGCCTGAGGTTGTTCATTGTAATATTCAATCGAGTGGCAACCTCCTGGGCAGAGATCAACCCTTCGCTTACCATCCAGGTGCTTCCGCTCTGCTAACTTGAGCCTGACCGCGAGATGCAGAAGTGCGCACAATCTTGGGAACGATGCCAATGTCAGTCGCGTTGATCTCCAAAGCCGTCTTATCAACTCCATCACGCCCCTTAAATGTGGATTGCTTCATGCCGCCCTGAACAAGAACGGTGTCGCCTTTCTTTAGCGCGTCAACATAAACTTCGCCTTTTTCGCCCCATGTTGTAATTCTGAACCAAATGGTCTCGCCTTCAACCCATTCATCGCCTTTGCGTTCTCTTGGCGTGTGTGCCAATGAAAAGGTTACAAGCGCTGCGTCTCCACGCGCTGTTTTTACATACTTAAGTTCGGGATCAGACCCGAGGTTGCCTTTAATTGTTACTGAAATGCTCATGATGTTCCTTCCTCTAGGTTTGTAATCTTACCGTCATTTTGTAATAAAACAACACGACCGTCAGGCAAATGCATCGGCGTGTTTTCAGGATCGGCCCACGATCCAACCATCCAACCTTTGTCGGCGGCATAGGCAGGGCGCAAATGGATCGACTCGGTTCCAAGGTTGTGGCATTCGTGGTGGACATAAATCAAGTTGCTGGCGGAGTCTTTGCCGCCCCTGGACTTTAACTTGCGGTGATGCAGAGCCATGGACTCAGAAGCGGGTCGACCACAGGTTTCGCAGTAGCCGCCCGCTCTCTGAATGACAAGATTTACCAGGCTTTGCTTAATCGTCATCCTCGTCATCCCAATCGCTGGGATCAACGGTCGGATGATCAACTCGCAAAGGAAGGCCAAATGGAGAGTCCATGCTCATCAATACCAACCTCCTCTTAAATC